CCATCATTAAAATTTTTTATTAATAGGTGGGATGGTTTTCATCCCACCTGTTTCGAAAGATATGATAGAAAAGTAAAAATATCAGTGATGGATGGGACACACCCATCACTGATTATAATTTAGGTAAGATTATTCTACCTTACCAAGTGCAACTGCATCTGGTCTTACAAGTTTTGCATCTGCGAAAGCATTTACAATAACCATTACCTGACCATCTGCAAGAGTCTGGCTGTCAGCAACAGTATCAATTCTGATTTCATCCCAAAGACCACATACTGACTGACTGAAGTCACCAGCAAGGAAGTATGTATAGGTCATGTTGCTTGTCATACCAGTCTTGTAACCGTCAACTTCACCATCATCGAATACCATTCCAGTGTTGTTGTTACCTTTAACCATGCTCTTGAATGCAGCTTTAGCCTTAGGAGATACAATGAAGTTGATATTCTTGTAGTTCTTCTCTTCAAGGTCTGCTTCCATAGAAGTAAGATAAGTGTAGTTAGATACAGCTGTCTCTGTTAAACCATAAGCAAATCCTGCAGGCTTTGTTGAAGTACCAGCATCAGCACTAAGAAGTGTAGATTCAATCTTCTCCCATACAGCAAGAGCGATGTCTTCTCTAATAACAGCTTCAACATCAGGAGTAGTCTGTGCGAGGAACTGTAATGAGATCGGGAACTTGCCAGTGATTCTCTTAGGAGAAAGAGTTACACTTGAGAAGCTTCCGTTACCATCTTCTGCAGATGCGGTTTCACCCTTCCAAGCAACATTACCTTTACTGAATAAAGGAACCTGTACATCACCCTGTAAACCTGAGTAAACCTTCATACCAGCATCTACAAGAACGTTGTTAGCTCTAAGTGGAGCCCATACATCCCAGATGTCTGTTGCAACAACATCATCACCTTCAGCAGCTACTGACATAGTGCTTCTAAGAACGATAGGTTCGTGAGTTGTCATAGATTTTCTGATTTCATCAGCAATCATGAAATTCTTTTTTTCCATGTTATTAACGTTAATATTTTTATTTGATTTTTCTTCTTTGTTATCATCCTCATTAGGATTCTCCAAAGATTTTTCTAATTTATCAAGTTCGCCTTGTAATTCTTTTATTTCCTCTTCATTTTTATCAAATTCTTGATTCTCTTCATCACATAATTCACGAGTTTCTGACTTAGCTAAAGAGATAATATCTAAATTACGTTTAACCAATTGGTTAATAGCATCTTGATATTCTACACTATTGTTATATTTCATAGTTTTAGTTGATATTTTTATAAAAATCTTTCAATCTTATATCAAGAATTGCGATTGTTTTATCTTTTCTTTCTTGTTCTTCGGCAGCTTTTGCTTCTGCTTCCTTTTCATCTAATGAACGTTTGATAGCATCAACATCAATCTTTTCGCTTCTAGCATCAACACTAGTGGCTGGATAAGCCGCTAAATTGACACAGCTGACATCATACAATGCTCCAATTTCAAATATTTCTCTCTTTAATTCACCATTTTCAGACCTAAACCATCTCTGACAAGTGTCATTGTTTGGTAAAGAGAATGCGAATGAACATTCTGATATATTCTTATGTCTGATATCCCAAAGTAATTGGTTTCCTCTTTCAGTTTCTGGGGCTTGGAATGAAAAATGGAGTCCATCTTCTTTAAGTTCAAGATTAAGAGTTCCACTTCCTCTATTCCATCTAGCTACCATAAGAGCATCATCGTGATTAATGTTTGCTATAACATCCGAATTATCAACAAGTTCTTGAGAAATAGCACTTGAACGGATTATTTCGGTAAATCCTCCTAAATCCCTACTCCAACTATCAAATACAACAGCTACTCCTTCAATGAGTCTTGAATCTTCAGCAGCTCTAATCTCAATATTTCTATTTATTATTTCCATCTTCTTTATCATTAGATTTTTTTTGCTCCTATAGTGTTTTGATTTACATCACTATAAGGAATTCTGTTTTCATCGCCACCTTCAACTGGTTGAAGACCAATCACGTGCCTTGCTTCATTAATAGTCATTATACCAGAGTTAGTAAGAGTTGAAAGATAATTTGCTGTAGAACTTTTATCACTTAGATAAATATGGTCTTCATCTAAATCAATATAAATTGTGTTCTTTTCTGAATTCTTCAATAATTTCTTATTCATCTCATCTTGAATCATACTGATTAATGGAAGAAGAGTATGAGCAATAAAATCAGATTGTGCAGCTTCTACAGAACCATACTGTGTATGAGATAAATCACCAATAAGGGTAGGGGATATTGTAAAATATCTGGCTATTTCTGTAATGTTGAACTCTCTACTTTCAAGCATCTGACTATCTGTAGATTTTTGTCCAACAGGAGTATATTCAAGCTCTCCAGAAAGAACTGCAATTCCCCCTCCTTTGTTATTTCCATGAATAGTGTTCCATGAATCTCTAATATCAAGTTTCTGTTGACTAGTAAGTGGTTTAGATGATTTTAATATACCATTTACATTTGCTCCATTTTCAAAGAAGTCTGTAGCAGTTTTATCTGTTGCACTTGCAAGATTGGTTATTTTAGATGAATAAAAAGGAATTCCAATACCACTAACACCATTTCTAGAATTCTTAATGAAATGAAGAACATTTATTGGTTCTATCTTTCCTTTTTTAATAGTACTGTCTAAATAATACAACTGTCTTGTTGATTCATTATAGACAACACTCATTGTACCATGTGGGCGATAAATCAATTCAATTGGTGTTCC